TTGGCGGGTGAGGTAAGTTTGCAGAAGGTGGTTATACAGATATTTGACAAGTTGGAGGGTGAGGATCAAATTATACCTGCGGATATTTTGTATCGTGAGTTAGAGAAGAATATGCGTGGTTACGGAACGAGTGCGGCGCAAATTTTGCGACGTATTAGAGATTTGGGGGTAAGTCCTAGGGATTTGATGCGTTCTTATAAGTGATTGGTTATTAGGTATTTGTGGGTGGTTATTTATTATATTTGACGGTTTCATTTATTTGGTTATAGTTATTCTTCAATTGAAATTAAATGTGTAGTTTAGTTTTGATTGATAGAAGAAAGAATAAAAATATGATTAATAAAGTAAAAAATGTTATGGTAATGTTGATTGTGTTATTAGGTTTTAGTAATTTAATGGCGCAGTCGGTAGTTGGAACTAATTCTGTTGTAGTTGTTGATCCGTTGATGAAGCGTGTTGAGGCGAAATCGGAATTTGTAATTACTCCGAGGGTTGAGTTGGATTCTGGTTATACGACGCGTGATAATCATCTTGGATTGCAATTTCAAAAGAACAGTGCGTTTGTGGCGTCTAAGGTATCATTGGAGAATTCGTTTTTGACGCCTCAGGTTGGGGTTAAGTATTTTATTCGTGGAGAAAACGCTGAACAATTTGTTTTTGATGCGAATGTTTCACGTAGACTTGGAAATGACGTTATTGGTTTGACTGCGGTTGGGGGTGTTGAGAAGCGTATGATTGGTGGTGCGTTTAACGATACATTGACTGCGTATGGTGGATTACGTTTGAACAAGTTTCCTGTTTTGACGGTTTTGGCTACTCCGTATATTGAGGTGGCGCGTGATTTTGACACTCGTTTGTTTGGTGTTACTGTGGGTGTTAATCGAACGTTTGCTTTGGGGCGTGTTGAGTTGACTCCTAGAGTTGAGGCTTATTTGTATGACAAGTATACGAGTTATACGGCTGGTGGAACTTTGGCTTACACTGGAATCAAGTATTTGAAGCCATATATTGATGTGGGTTATGTGACGAGCGATACTGATTTGGCGGCACGTAAGTTTGAGGGCAATTTGGCCTTTACCACTGGTGTTAAGTTAAGTTTCTAATAGGAGACGTATCTTAATTGAGATTAATAAACCGTGAATTAATTTTCACGGTTTATTTTTTTTTTAATATATTTATAGATGATATAAAAATAATTTATTATGAGAAAGAAAGAAAATTTAAAGAAGTTAAAATCTATAATTCGGGAATGTATTATGGAAATTTTGAAAGAACATCATATTGAGTCTGAGACTAAGAAGGTGGATGGAACGGTTAATTTTAATGGGGATGATTATGATTATAGTGCGGAGGTTAATTATAATGTAGAGGTTGGAACAGAACGTCATGGTGAGGATTATGCGATTGTGGATGAAGACAGTATTGAGGTAGAAGTATTGAGTATTGATCCTGAACCATTGGATTTGGCGGATGAAGAAGCTATTGGTGATATGATTGAGGATGATGTTCGTAGTAAGGTTTAATATTTTGGTTGACGTTTTTGTTTTGTGAGGTAACATTTAGTTATAGTTCTTTGATTTATAACGGGGATGCAATGGTATCGACTTATTGTGGGTATTATTTGAGGCACGTAGAGGATGATAGTTAGCCTCTTAAAAAATCTATTAAAAGATAAACGCTAAAAACGTAATCGCATACGACTTCACGCCGGAAGGTATTGAAGTTGAACAAGCTGTAGCTTAAACAAGCTATCCGTAATATGAATTGACGCACGATATTTTATATTACGTCATTGATCGTGTTAGATAAATCAAATGGTTTGGTTGATTTATTGAATTAATACAAATCTAAGGAAGGTGATTTTTGGATTTTAGTATCATTTTCATTAAAAAAACAAAAATCATAAACGTGTAGTCTTGGGTGGTATTTATATTAAGGACTCGGGTTCGACTCCCGACATCTCCACATCAAATTAGAATATTATTTTCACGTTAATTTTATTTGAGTAACGTCGGAAATATTCTAATTTACTTGAAGGTTCTTATTATTCCTTGGATAAAAAACTTTATTTTTTCTTTATAAGTTTTTTTATTTATTTTGTTAAAAACAATTTGACAGGAAATTTTTACTATACATATAGTATGTAGGATAAAATGATTTATTCTTTTTTTAAGGGGATAATCATTCATCATATTATAAATATAAAACAGATTATGAATAAATTTATAAAATGTGCATGTTATGGTCATTTATTGGAATTGGAACATGATGTTGAGTATAATCAATATTATTTGACCATTTGGAATTCTGGATTAAAACGTGAGAGATTGAGTTGGTTTGATCGATTTAGGTGGTGTTGGCACATTTTAAAGACTGGAGATATTTGGAGTGATATGTTTATTATTAATGACTCTGCGAGGAAAGAGATAGTGGAGTTTCTTGAAAAAGACAAAGTTGAGAAGGTTATATTGAAAGGTTGATTATGGATAAGATTTACATGGAAGAGAGTGATTATGTTTTTGAATATAAATCCAAATTGGATAAAATTAAAGAGTTAATTATTGGATTTGAAGATAATGACAACTGTGATAGAAAATCTTTATTGGAGGCGATTGAAAAAATAGTATTTGACAAGTGAGATTTTTTTGATAAATTGATATTGTATGAACGATACAAAAAATACTACTAATAAAAAACAAAACAAAAAAAATAATGTTGTAAACAACAAACGGTATTATATTATCAGAGATGGTTATAGGGTATCTGATCATGAATATGAAACTGAGGAGGGGGCGTCGGTTGAATATAGTTATTGGAAAAGTTTGACATTGAATTGGGATCCTACTTCAAAGGTTTCTATTTTTGACAGGCAAGGTGTGAAGAAATGATAATAATATGGTTATAGTTTGGCCCGGTCGATTTTATCGACCGGGTTTTTTTTGCAATAATTTGTTTTACGATATTTTTTAGATATTTATTATTGGCGGAGTTTTATGAATAAATTTAAATATAAGCCGATGATTTTGCCGTGTGAGGAGAACAAACTTGAATCATACATAAAAAGCAATCGTTTAGTTTTATTTGAAAGTGTAATTGAATCGATCAATCATTCAATTGAAAATGGGTTATCAATCGTGGAGGTTTTTAAGTTTGAAAATAGTGATTTTGTTGTGACTTTAGAAAGTAAAAATTTTCGATGTAATATTGAACAGATATATGAATATTGTATTGAGAATGAACATTATGAACTTTGCAACAAAATAAAAAAAATAAATTTGAAGTTAAAGAACAAATATGAAAAAAAATAAAATTATTGATAAAAGTGTCCATATTCATCAAGGAAAAAAACTTTCATTAAATATAAACATAAAAGAACAACAAATTTTAACTGAAAAACAAAAATTATTTTTAGAGTTGGCGTTAAAAAAGGAGAGCAAAATAATTTTTGTTTCTGGTCCGGCGGGAACAAGCAAGACATATCTTTCAATATTGACCGCGTTAAAGTTATTAAATGAACACAAAGTTAGTGATCTAATTTATATTAGAAGTGCGGTAGAGAGTAGTGATAGCAAGTTGGGATTTTTGCCAGGTGAGAGTCATGAAAAAATGGCACCTTATTTGCAACCTTTGATTGACAAACTTGAAGAATTTTTGAACAAGGGTGATATTGATTTTTTACAAAAAAACGGTCATATTGATTCTGTTCCTGTTGGTTTTTTGAGGGGATTAAACTGGAATGCCAAGGTTATTATTTCCGATGAATCTCAAAACATGACTACAAAAGAATTGGTGACATTGGTTACGCGGGTGGGAGAATTTAGCAAGTTATTTATATTAGGTGATCCTGATCAATCTGATATTGGCAATAAAAGTGGTTTCAAGAAAATGGTTGATTTATTTTCCGATGATGAAAGCAAGGAAAATGGAGTATATACGTTTGAATTCACTGAAGAGGATATAGTTAGGTCAAAGTTGGTTAAATTTTTAATTAAAAAAATAAAAAAAGCCAGTTAAAGACTATTTATTTTTTGTAATATGGCTAATAAAAAAATTACTGAATTGTCTCCGATGACATCTGGAAGTCTAAAATCTCAAGATTTGTTGTTGGTGGTTGATAATCGTTATTCTGAGACTAAAAATATGACGGTTGGTGAGTTTTCTGGATATTTGATTAAGACTTTAATACCTGATCAATCGACATATGCGGTTAATGCGGCTAGTTCTGAATTATCGGTGACGGCGGAAAGAGCTTTTACGGCTGACACGGCTAATATTGCAAACAGTGCTACAAGTGCGTCGGTTTCTGATACATCGGTTGTAGCTAAAACGGGTGGACAGGCAGGCGAGGCTTTTTGTATTCGGTCATATACCAACGCTGAGATTACTAATTTGGTGAATGTGAAAAACGGAAGCATGGTATATAATTCTTCGACATCAAAACTTCAGGTTTATGCGGCTGGTAGTTGGGTTGATCTTAATTAAATTATCCGCACTTACTATTTCCTTTCGACACCAATATGAACGATGAAATTGAAAATATAAATCTTATTTTAGAAGAAATTTTAAAAATTTCTTTTGAAAAAGCAAAAGGTGGAGATATAGATTTTGCTAAAATCAACGAACTCGCATTTAACATAAAGAAAAGAGTTGTTGGGTTAAAAAAAGTTGAATAATATTTGTTTAGGGGTATTTTAGCTTTCATGCAAGATTACACCGAAGTTCAGTTAAAAGAACACTACGATAACTTTTTATCTTTACTAAAATCTATATTTTCAGGAGAAAGACTTGAAAAGTTATTATATTTATATGGTGATGATCAATTTGGTTTACGTTTGATTACGGCGCCGGCTTCTTCAAAGGTTCATTTTCACAATGCTTATGTTGGTGGATATTTAGATCATATTAACAATGTGTATCGTGCTTCCTTGGGGGTAAAAAAACTATGGGAAGTGATGGGGGCCACGATAGATTTTACCGATGAGGAGTTGGCATTTTCCGCTATTCATCATGATTTGGGAAAATTAGGCGACAAAGAACAAGGAGAATATTATTTACCACAGGATAACGATTGGTATATTAAAAACAGAGGAGAGGTTTTTAAGTTTAATTCAGAGTTACAGTATATGGATGTGGCAGATCGTTCATTATATATTTTACAACAATATCAAATCAAATGCACTTGGAGAGAAACTTTGGCAATAAAGTTATCTGATGGATTATATAATGAAGCTAACACTTCTTATTTAAAGAATTATAACGAGAGTCACGATTTGAAGAGTAATCTTCCTAGAATCATTCATTATGCTGATTATTTGGCGTGTCGTGTTGAGTATGATCGTTGGAATATTTTGAAAAAATCTTGATTTAATTTTGTTTTTATTTATAGTTATAGGTTGTTGACACCTATGTTGGGTCAACACAAATGTATATCCATGTGGAATACATAAATAGAAAGGTAAAAATATGAATATTATTAAAAGCAATCCATTGTTTCGTTACGTTTCTCGTGACGAGTTTTTGACTCCATTTGATAAAATCTTTGATGAATTTTACAAAGCAACTGCTCCAAATTTCAGCAAAGAATTTGGTGTAGATTTTTTTGAAAAAGGAGCATATCCCAAAGTAAATGTAACTGAATACGAAAATTCTGTGGTTATTGAGGCAGGTGTTCCTGGATTATCTAAATCGGATATTAGTATAGATATAGAATCAGGAGTGTTAACTATAACGGGCAATAAAGTTACAAAAAGCAACGATACAAATGAGTCTGTATGCAGTTCATATCGTGAACTGAAATATAGTAGTTTTATTCGTAGTTTTGCTTTGAGTGAGAATATTGACATTGAGACTGTTGATGCTAAGGTTGAAAATGGATTATTAGTTGTCAAGTTAAAAAAGATAAAACCCACTAATACTCCCCAAAAGAAAAAAATTAATATTAGTTAAAGGGTTAGTTAAAAACAGTTAAAGTTTTTTCCCTCGATAAAGTCGAGGGTTTTTTTGTTTTTTGGAGACTATTTATAATTTATGAATAAATTTAATTTCAAAAATTTGGTAGGAATCACTTCATTATTTATTGCATCTTGTGCGGCGTATTTTTCTATAATTGGAATTGCGATGTTATTTTCTGGTTCCAAACAATCTGCTATAATTATGGCTGCTTCATTGGAGTTGGGAAAATTGGTAGCTACCAGTTATTTGTTTAGATATTGGCAAGATACAAAGGTATTTTTGAAATTTTATTTGACGCTCAGTGTTCTTATTTTAATGTTTATAACTTCATTGGGTATATTTGGTTATTTGAGTGCTTCTTATCAAAAGTCGTCATTAACTGATAAATCCAACGAAGAAAAAGTTCAAATGTATGAATCTAAGAAATCTTCATATGTTGAAAAAATTTCTCAATCAAAATTGAGAATAAAAACGATTGAGGATTTGCGTTTGTCTCAAGAACGCAGGTTAAGTGAGGCGATGACAAATACATTTATCGCTAGAAATCCTATTCAATTACAAGAAATACAATCGCAGACGATGGAGTTAATTTCTACTAGCGAAAAAAATATTGAGGGTGAAAATAAAAAAATTCAAGAATCGAATGATGAGATATTCAAATTAAATGAAGGTATTAATCAACTTAAATTATCAGGAAGAGAACAAAGTGATATAATCACATTTAAATTTGTTGCTGACGGATTTCAGTTGTCAATGGATAAAGTGGTGAAGTGGTTTATTTCTATTTTAATATCTGTATTTGATCCGCTTGCTATTTGTTTATTATTATCATATAACAACATTATATTTGTAGAAGATAAAAAAAAAATAATTTAAATAAAGAAAAAATTGTTGACAATTCGAATTTAGACAATATTGTAGAAGGAAATATGAATTCGTCTAATGTTTCAAATGTAAAAAACAAAAACGTTAGGAAACATGATGTTTTTTCTAGATTGTTTAGAAATAATTGATTTTTGAAAAAAATTTTAATATATAACTTATATTATGGACAATAAAGATATAGTTGAAGTTTTAAATTTGTTAAGAAAATCAGTAAAAACAAAAGATTGGGAGTATGTTTTAGAGTCAATAGACTTTATAGAAGAATACATCGAAGATGAATCAGATGAAGACAAATATTGATTCATATGTTTTATTTATTATTTTTATTTATAATTTCTTTGATTGTAAATATTCTATTATTCAAATTGGTTAATATAAATTTGACTAAAGTAGAAATTTACGAGACTTGGATTTTAGAATATAAAAATAAAATTGAAGAAACATATCAAGCTTTAAAATTTGTGGATGAAAAACAAATTTTTGAAAAAGATGATGAAGTCGGTTTTGTATTTTCTGATATATTAGAGATTGTAAAGGATTTAAGAACTAAAATTTATGAAGAAAAAGAAACTGATCAAAAAAAGTAAGATAAGTAAAATAAAAAACGTAAAGTCTGTTATTCGGCCGAAGAAATTTATAAAAAAAGAAAATAAAATAAAAAGTGTTCCTGTAATAAATATTACCGACAAGGTGGTTTGTAATAAATCCGAAAAGGTTGATATACTAAGTAATAAACCGGCAAAAGGAAAGATGTATTTTACAAAGGATACCGAGGATGCTATTATTTCTTATAATAATGAAGTGGACGATGTTAAAAAGAATAACATATTTGAAACAAAAATAAAGTCATCGTTAGAAAAATTGGTAGAGAATGTATTTAATACTTTTAAGTTTACTTATTTCGATGTTGGTCCGTTAGAAGTTCAAAAAGAAACATTGTCACATCTGGTAGCAAATCTTCATAAATATGAGTCGGGCAAAGGAAAAGCATTCGCATATTTTAGTATAATAGCAAAAAATTATTTGATTTTTCATAATAATTCTAATTACAAAAGATATAATCAACAGGTAGATATTAGCGAAGAAAATGAAGAAAATACTGTAAGATTACAAACCGAGGATTATCATTATAAAAATGTAGAAAATAAAGAATTTATAGAAATGATGGTGGAATATTGGGAAAAAAACTTAAATGAAATATTTTCTAAAAAAAGAGATTTGAAAATCGCAGAAGCAGTTGTGGAATTGTTCAGAAATAGCGATAGAATCGATTACTTTAATAAAAAGGCATTATACCTTTACATCCGAGAGATTTCTTCCTGCAAAACGCAGCAGATAACAAAGGTAATTAATAAAATGAAAGAATATCAAGAAAAGATAACACGGATGTATATAGAAAATGGAAAATTTTCTTAACAAATATTATACCTATCAACTTGTAGACTCTTCTGACGATCAGACATTTTATGTCGGCAAAGGTTGCGAAAATAGAATGTTTAAGCACGAAAAAGACGTTAGGTTGGGGAAGATTCCAAATAAAACAAATTATAAACTTTACCATAAAATTAAGAAATTAATTGATCGTGGAGTTCCTATTCGATACGAAAAATTAATAGAAAATGTCGGCGAATTAGAAGCGTTAGCACTAGAATCTGCTTTAATAGAATATTATGGAATAGATAACTTATGCAATTATTTCAAAAGTTGGTCAGGAAAATCGTTGAGAAGTGAAAAGACTCGGATCAAACAAAGTTTGGCAAATAAAGGTTCAAAATCTTATATGTATGGAAAACCTAAAACCGACGAACAAAAATTAAAAAATAAATTGGCTCATATGGGTAAAAATAATGTTCGGTATATTCATAAAAAATATAATTTTTACAATCACGAATTAAATTTGGTTGAAAATATGACTCCATATGAATTCAGAGAGAAATATAAAGTGGATAGCGGAGGATTACACAGGTTGTTAAAAGGCGAAAAATTTTCCATAAAAGGATGGACTTTGGGAATTGAACCAAAAGAAATAGAAAATGACAGAATTAATAAAATAAAACAAAAATTAACAGGAAAACCAAAATCCAGAGAACACCGTAAAAACTTATGGAAAAATCGAAAGAAAACTTAATAATATGATATATTTATGAGTGATATGGATTTACAAAACATTGAAATATATAAAGGAAAATCGTTTTCTGCATTATGTAAAGAAATTGTGGTTAATCAGAACGAAAAGAAGGATCAATTGGATATATTAGTGAGTGAATTGAGAACTTTGATTAAAACAGTTAATGATGCTATGATTATCGTTCCTTTAATTAAAGATTATATGGATGTGGGAGTTAAGAATGATGAACAGTTGGTCAAATTGGCCGCAGTTATTCAACGTATAATATCGAGACAAAATGATGGTGGGGATGGTTCAGGATCGGGTTTTATGATAACCGACGAAGAAAGAAAACAGTTGATGCAAGAAGTCGAAAATCTAAAAAATTCTGATATCAATTCTGTAAAAGTCAAGGACATAAAATGAGTTATATTAAAGATAATTTATATGTGCCTGATAGTTCGTATTTAAATACGCCTTTTATTAGTACTAAAAATAACAATGTCTCATTAAATCATTTATCCGAGTTTCAGTTTGAACCGGGAGTAGTTTTAGACATAATATTGGATGATGGACATCCATTATTTAAATACGGAAAAATGGGACGTTTATCCGTTCCGTCTGAACATCCTGTGAATTTTGATAGAAAGCAGCCTTCTACTGACGATTTAGATTATTTATCAATTGGGTGTGCCTTAATTAGATTATGTTATTCTCAACAAAAAGTAGAAAAAGAAAATTTATTGTGGATAATGCCTTTAGAGAATAACTTTACTACATATCCATTATTAAATGAAACAGTTCAAGTAGTTAAAGTTTTGGATAGGTATTATTACACCAACAAAATTAATGTTAAGAATTGGGCAAATACATCGGCTGATTTTAGATATGAACAATCTTATGGAAAAAAGATGGAAAATGTTTCTTATTCCGGTGGAAATTTGAAAGGGCCTGAGTCTAAATTTGATTCTAAAGAAGACAAATATGCCGTAAGTTTTAGAGGAATTTTAGGAAATTATTTTTGGTTTAATTCACGAATAAGAAATTTGCGTCGTTTTGAGGGAGACAGTATATTTGAAAGTCGGTTTGGGCAAAGTATCAGAATGGGATCCTATGATGATAATAGATTAAATGATAAAGGATTTTATACTGATTATAAAAGTGGCGAAAACAATACTTATGGTGGTGGCAATCCGATGATATTAATACGAAATCGTCAACGTCCACTAACGCAGAATCAAAAACAATCATTACATCCTCTTTTAAATTCTATATCTGACATTTCATCTTCGTTAAATGAAAAGAATGTCGGTGGATATATGGTAGAAGATATTAATAACGACGGTTCTTCAATTCATATAACGAGTGGACTTACTGTATCAAAATTTAAAACCACTTGTTATAAAAAATATTTTTCTATAGACAAATTGGAGGAACAATTAAATTTTATTCCATCAGGATCAACAAATTTTAAAACTCCAATTTTTAATGGTGATCAAATTGTGATTCACAGTGATAGATTAATCTTTGCTTCTAGATTTGGCGAAACCATGCATTTCTCTAAAAAGAGATATATGGTAACTACTGATAGTGAGTTTACTATAGATGCTCACGATCAAATCGTTCTGACCACTAATAAAAAAACTGTTATAAACTCTCCTGCAATTTATTTGGGAGAATACGATAATACCAATGAACCCGCGTTGCTAGGACAAACGACTGTAGATTGGTTATATGATTTATGTATATGGTTAAGCAAACATACTCATCATCATGAACATTCTCATCCTAAAGCTGGTGGCGCGGCCGAGCCGGCAGATACTCAAGTACCGGTGGAACTCAGAGAACTTAGAGAGTTAGCAGGTCGATTGCATAGTTGTTTAAGTAGAAGGGTGTTTTTAACGGGAGGCGGATACTCACCTGGATCAAACGGAAAACCTATAACCGATGGTAAAAATCCGACATCAATACAGAATATTGAAAGCGAATTGTTAGTTTCGGGAGTTCCTGGAGACTGGAAAGGTCGAAGTAGAAGATTGGATTCGGTGTTTAATGACGAAAACATCGCTGCGGTGGAATCTCAGTTGGAATCTTTTATGGATAATATAATACAAGAATATGGAACCGTTTTAACTACATCCGAATTAACCGTTTTGTTGGAAGAATTAATAAATCAATCTTTAGAATAATATATTTTATGATTACAAATTTAGCAAATATATCTATGCCGGCACTTCCAAGTGTTCCAAGTTTGCCATCTATGCCGGCACTTCCAAGTGTTCCAAGTTTGCCATCTATGCCGACACTTCCAAGTGTTCC